CCGACCGCGACCACGACCCCGACCCCGACCACGACCCCGACCACGACCGCGACCACGACCACGACCGCGACCACGACCACGACCACGACCGCGACCACGACCCCGACCCCGACCCCGACCACGACCCCGACCGCGACCACGACCCCGACCGCGACCACGACCCCGACCCCGACCACGACCCCGACCACGACCGCGACCACGACCACGACCGCGACCCCGACCGCGACCACGACCCCGACCAATCGAAACCGGATCTAACTATCGCCGCATTCATTTCGTACTCGTAGGCAAGGGGTGCTTCCAACGGATTGCATCAATGAGTGCTCCGCGCCCGATAATCACTTCTTCATCCTGAGGAAACGGCTCTACCTCGTTTAGCGCTCCGGTAGCCAGAGCAACAGAAAACCGACCAGTATCAGCAATCCACGCGGCCTCACCGAGTACAATTTCTTTAGGCGTCACGCGCTTTACTCGTCCAGTCAGGTAGTGCGTGACAAGCCTGAAGAAATACGGTTGTCCGATCTGGTACGGAGAGGGGGCCGATTCTGAACCTCCCTTGAGTAGAGATTGCAAAGCCTTCACTTCTTTTACTGTCAGACTATCTAAATCCATTTTAGTTCTCCTTTGTTTTGTTGCTTGGGGGCCTTCACTACGGATTGGAGGGTCACCTGTTCGACCTCTCATAAGGCAACGATCCAGCGCCACGTTCCGCGCCGCAGTCTAAGCATCTCCGAGCGCCCGCGAGATGCGGCTCGATGATCTCTGTGTTCTGGTGGGGGCAAGGGCTCAGTGCTTTCTCTAGCTCGGTCTGAGTCTCAAAATAGAGGGAAGCGTATTTATTTCGCTGGCGAAGGAAAATGTCGCGGCCCTCCCTTGCGGCGGCCAGCGCGTCAAGCAGCTTCAGAATTGAAACTGCGTCATCGTATTCGTACTCAACGCACTTATCTGCTCCAAGTGATACAAACGCTTCCGCCTTGGCTCTCATCTCGCGTTCAAGTTCAGTCACAGATTCTCCTTCAACGCGTTCGCCGCAATGCCGACGCACTCCTGTAGAACCTTGTCAGGCCATATCCGAGCCGTTCCCTTTGTCCCGATGAACTGGATCATGGTCAAAGCCTGCCTTGCATCGGCGAGATTTTCTTGCAGGTCTCTAACCCTGATTGCCTCTAGCCCGTAACTCCCTATCGCTTTTATCTTTTCTGCGACCTGAGCATCCCGCTCGTTCTGCGCCTCGGCGAGCTGCTTCTTCAGCGTGACTATTTCATCATCCTCGCTCGTCCAGGTCAGGGGCGTTCCGTCCGTGTTACTCATTCTTTCTCCTTCTTCGCGGGCGGCGTTTCGATGAGGGAACGGATCTTTCGGGCAGTCCAGTCTCCGCACCAGCGGATGCCGCTCCGTCTCGCCATCTCGTACATGTCAATCGCTGGGTTCTCGACGTTCGTTCGGCCCTCTTCATTTGCCACCGCTACGGCTTCTTCGAGAGCATCCCTGCGCACCTGCTCGATGAGGCGGGCGAGCGCATCATACAGCTCAAACGAGCGTCCCTCAAAATCAGCTCGGTATTCCTCATCCCATTCCTGGTAGACGTGGAGCCGGTTCGCTATCTCCATCGCCCACTCTGCTGGTGAACTATTCGGAATAGCCGAAGTGTTGGGTTTATCGCTACTCATGGTTTCCTCTTCTTGTCCCGCGCCCGGCGGGTGCGGCGGAGTTCTTTACGTCGCGCATACCGTAGCTCTGCCCGAAGCGCTCCAGCGATCATCGACTCTTTCCACGGCGCCAGATGCTTGTCCCAGGGCTGGTACCTGTCCCACGCCTCCGCGATCTCCCGCATCGTATACCTGGCCTCGTGGCGCTTGGGCTTACTCAATGGACACCAGTTTCCGAATTTCGGTGAGGGCTTCGCGTGCAGGAGCGCTGATAGTTTCACTAATCTGCTTTGGAGAGCCAGGGGGGTAACTGAGCCCACCTTCCAGTCTGTAAAGCATCTCCCATCCCTCCAGCTTCTTCAACGCCTCCACCGCAATCCTCAAGCTAGCTATTAGCTCTGGGAGTGCGTTCCTAGAGGCGGCGATGAACTCGGCATTGGCTCTGCCTTGCGGCGAGGCTGTTCCATCCCCTGTTCTGCAGGGAATATGCGCTATGTAGAAATCCCATTCTGCGTTTTCATCTGATTCCGTGCTAAACACTTTGGCGTAGCTGTCGTAAAACCAACTACCTTTTAAAGCCGCCCGCTCAAGAGCTTCGAGGTCGGATAGGGAGATGGGGGTCATCGGAACACCACCGAGTAAATCAGCGAGAGCACGAGAACAGGAACCGCCCATGCAAGCTGAAATAGCATCAGGATCATGCCGCCGATCCCGTAGTCGTTACCGCTTACGCCGATCTCCTTAGAGACGACTAGCCAGCAAACTACTGCTCCGAATAGCCAAATAACGAGAGGAACGCTCCACCATGCCAACGTGATGTTCATTGCCTTCTACTCCAAACCCATCCTGCGATGAACGACTCCATGGCTAGCGGTGTCCGCGAGAACGGACGCAGCTTTGCAATCGTCTCGACGTACTCCGAATAGTCCTTGTGGGCTAGCTCGTACTCGGCATCGTCGATATCGAGCGCCTGTTGGAACTCTTTCTTTCTGACGAAATCGCGCAGGGCTACTTCCTTCAACACTTCGTCTACTAGCTTCTGGTCTGATTCTGAAACGTTCATTTCTTCTTTACCTCCCGCACATGAATGATATCCTCGCCCACGCCCACGCATTCATAGGCATCGTTGTAGCTGCCATAAACCGACCATGCACGCGCCTCGCTCGTGACAATCCAGTACTCCCTGCGCTTCTTCTTCACGAGGCGCACGCACTGGCGGCGGTCGTATCGCCCAATGGTGATACCCTTGTCAGAAACCTTTACGATATCCCCATCTACGGAGTCGATTTCTCCTACCAAGCTTACACCTCCGAAATACGCCCGGACTCGTTCGCCTATCTTTGGGTTCTTCATTCCCTCATCCTCTTCCGCCAGCATCGAGCGCAGACCTTGCGCCCGATCGGGTTCGGCTCGTATTTCTTCCCACAGTCTGCGCAGTCCTTCTTCCGACAGGCGAGACAATTTCCGGTCAGGTGCCCGTAGAATTTCTTCTTACAGATCAGGCACGTCGTCACGTTCGATAGCTCGCTCATCGACGCACCTGGAGCACACCCGTCCCGCAGCAGACTTCGCACGGCAGGTTCGCGCCTTCTGAGTCACGCCCGCCGTCGCCGGAACCGTGGCACGCGGAGCATCTCGCTCGACACGCCTCGCACTGAACGAGTCTCCACAGTGCGTCGTAGACCTGGCCTAGCCCGCCGCAGGATTTACAGTAGCTCATACCGCCCTACTCTTCGCTCGCCGGAGCGTGGTCCCTCGCCGAAGTGCCGCGCCTGGGATCTCAACACCTGCTTCGAGGTCGGCGCGGATGCGCTCCTTGTCGGGTACGAGCGTTGTCACGGTCATCAGGTATTCACGAGGCAGCTCGCTCTCGTTCAGTTCCAGCGCCGCGGCGGATGGAGAGACGGAGAACTTCACGCTACCCCCAGATACGGAAAGCATCCCGGCTTCAATGAGCGCGTACTTCAGATTATCCTTGAGCCGTTTCTCGAATGCCTCTAGCCCGCGTGCGACGCGAGCGGCCTGGTCGCGCTGGTCCTTCCAGTAGGTGACGAGCGCAGGGAGCCGGTCGAGCAGATACCCGTAGCCGTCGACCTTCGTCGCAAGCGAGACGCTGTTCACGTCAAGAGCTGTTTCGATTTCGGGCGTGATCTCGCCTCCCGAGTCCTCGACCAAGGATAAGAGCCGCTGGGCTTCGCGGGTCAGTTCAATGAGATTCATTCCAACACCCTCCATACCGCGTCGCTCGCGCGGAACTTAATTTCAACGGTATGCCCGCTTTCACAGAGTACAGTCATCGATAACGAGCTTTCTTGCTTGAGCTGAATTGCGTATTCAAGAGTACAGGCGGGACAGAATTTCTTATCCGTTTTGCCAGCGTGTTCAGTTCTTAGTTCGTCTTCAAGCATGCTCTGTTCCCTCTCCCGTTCCATCACACACAGTGCAAATCGTCGTGACGTGGATCACCGAGCGTTCTCCACTCATGTCCTGGCCGACCAGCTTCGTATGGATCTGTCCCGTCCCGCCACACTCGTCACACATGACACTGCCAATAACCTGACTCGGATCAAATTAAAACATTATTTTGTTCCCGCGCGCCGCGCCAATATAATAACGCATCTCCAGTTGCTTAAATCTTTTCAGTCTTGCCGGCGTTCACACACAGCGTCGGCGATCCCGCGTACCTGGCGCATCATCTCCGACGAGCAACCGGACGATGCGCCGGGTATGCCCTAATAGGAGTTGCTCAGTTTATGGCCTTTCTTGAACACGTTATGCGCGGGCGGATGAACACGCCCGAATTTATCACCGTCTACGGTATCGCCGGAATCGGTAAGTCCACCTTCGGCTCCGAGTTCGATGCGCCGATCTTCGTCGGACCCGAGCAGGGCTCCGCTCACCTCGATGTTGCGCGTATGTCCCCGCCCAAAAACTACGCCGAAGTACTGCTCCAGATCCGTGAGCTCGCCGACGTAAAGAAACACGAATTCAAAACCGTCGTCGTCGACTCCCTCGACTGGATTGAACCCATGGTCTGGGCCGAAGCCTGCCGCAAGGAAGGCGTCGAGTCCATCGAGCAGATCGGCGGTGGGTTCGGTAAAGGCTATATCGTCGCACAGAAACTCTGGGAAGAGATCCTTTCTGGTCTTCGTACCCTCCGTGAGCACTGCGGGATGAATATCGTCCTGATCGCTCACGCTCAGGTGCGTCCGTTTAATAATCCGGCGACCGGAACGGCCTACGACCGCTACCAGATGAAGCTACACGCGCGGGCGCAGAACCTCTTCATCGAAGCAAGCGACGCTGTCCTCTTCGCAAACTATAAGGTCTTCACTAAGGGGAAGGACGGCCAGAAACACTCCGCCTTCGGTGACGGAGCTCGCTACATGTACACCGAGCAGCGCCCGGCATTCGACGCCAAGAACCGCTTCGGGCTCCCGCCCGAAATGAAATTCTCCTACTCCGAGTACCGCCAGGCCAGAAAGCGCGGCACTCCCGAGCGTGCAAAGGAGATCGAGGCCGAGATCATGGCCATCGTCCCCGATGAGCTCCGCGAGAAAGTTGAAACATCTATCAAAGCAGCGAACGGAAACCCTGACCGGCTCGCTGTCATCTGTGATCGTCTCAGGGCCATCCAAGGAGAAAAACAATGAGTCAGATTAAACCAGGAACCTATAAAGCACTGCTCGTCGACTGGGGTATCGAGAAGTCCCCCGAGAAAGGCACCACTGCCGTCGCGCTCACCTTCCGGCTCTCGACCGAGGCGGGTCAGCAAGACCTGACCTGGCGCGGCTGGCTGACGGAGAAGACGACCGAGCGCACCTTCGATACGCTCGAGATCCTTGGATTCAAGGGCACCTCGATCGAAGACCTCCTCGATGGGAAGATGGGCGCGTCCCGCCCGCTGAATCTCTCCAAGGTCGTCGAGTGCGTCGTCGCTCACCAGGAGTATAACGGTAAAGTCTACGCCCGTATTGACTGGGTAAACGACCCCGAGAAATCCGCGATCAAGCGTGTACAGAAGGGCGATCCCGCTCTGTCGTCTGTCAACGCGGCTCTGATCCGGCGTCGGCAGAACTCGCCGGTTACGGCAGACGGAGACTTGCCCTTCTGAGCCTCCGCCCTTACCAGCAGACAGCGATCGACCTGATCCGTGGCGAGTTCCGAGTCGGGCGCAAGCGCGTCCTGCTGCGGCTCGCTACGGGGGCCGGAAAAACCTTATGCTTCTGCTTCATAGCCAAGGCCGCGCTTGAGCGTTTCAACCGCGTCCTGGTCGTCGTGCGGGGACGAAAACTCGTCGATCAAGCGTCTCAACGCCTCAAGCGCGAGGGCGTCCCCCACGGCGTATTCATGGCCAATCATCCGGGCTGGGCTCCCGAGCGGTTCGTCCAGGTCTGCTCGATCGACACCATCGTCGCCAGAGACGCGAACCTCCGAGCCGACCTCATCATCGTGGATGAGGCGCATCAGGCGACCTCGAAGAGCTACCGCTCGTTTCTTGCGCAGCACCCAGGCGCATATATCCTCGCTGTCACCGCGACGCCCTATGGACCCGAGCCGCTCGAACACCTCGCCGAAACCGTCATCGAGCCGATTCTCGAACAGGAGCTCATCGACCAGGGGTACCTGGTCCCTCCAAAGTACTTCGCCCCTAAGTCAGATATCGACTTCGGATCTGTCGGCATGCGTGCCGGTGAGTTCGTCGAGCGCGATCTCGAGCGCGAGGTCATGAAGTCCCGTATCGTGGGCTCGGTTGTGACCGAGTACAGAAAACGCGCACTGGGAAAAACAGCTATTGTTTTCTGTGTAACCGTTAATCATGCTCAGATGTTGGCCTCCGAGTTCCTGGCTGCCGGTATCCCCGCTCGCGTTCTACACGCGGGGACGCCAGACGACGAGCGCAACGACGCAATCAACTCCCGCGATGTACTCTGCAACGTGGGCATTCTCGGCACCGGCGTCGACATCCCGTGGATCGAGTGCGTGATTATGGCCAGGCCTACCATGAGCTTGAACCTCTACCTTCAGCATCTCGGTCGCGGAACTCGTCCTTATGAAGGCAAGACGCATTTCTTGCTCCTCGACCACGCCGAGAACGTGAGGCGACACGGTCTGATGACTGACCTCCGTGAGGTCGATCTGAAGGGCACGCCTCGTGGCAAGACGAATCCAAACCCCGTGAAGACCTGCGAGAGGTGCTATTACGTCTACGACGCCAAGCTCGGTGCCAAGTGTCCCGAGTGTGGCCACGAGAAACCCGTCGAGCGGCGGGAGATTAAGCACACGGACGGAGAGCTGGTCGAGATCGGCGGCGGCGAGCGTATCGTGATCGACTCAGCCGCGAGGGACGAGGCGTCGCAGATCATCGATATCTGGCTCGCCAAGATCCCGTTCATGACTAACGCCGGGGGACAGCCGATAAGCCCTTGGGTCGCCTTCTACAAGGCGCGTGACGCGACGAAGGGCCGCGTCGACGAGACGTGGCTCCGCGTCGACTTCCGTAGGCGCGCCAAGAAAGCAGGCTTTTTCCAATGACCCACGGCGAGCTCGCTCGAGAGATTCTGAAGAAAATTTCACAGGGTTCACTTTGCCGAGCATGGTTAAATAATACCGGCACTCTTAAGTCTGGCGACAGATTCATTCGCTTCGGCCTCGTCGGATCGGCAGACATTCTCGGCCTTCTGCACAATGGTATTTTTCTCGCAATCGAGGTGAAGGTCGGGCGGGATAAGCAGTCCGAGGCCCAGAGAAATTTCGAGGCGATGGTTCGTCGCTTCAATGGGGTCTATATCTTGGCAAGATCCGTGGAGGATGCGTGTGAAGGAATTGATCGAGCACTTAAGGACAAACGGATTTGAACTCGCCGAGCCCGTCTTAGACGGACGGATCCATCGCTTCCGGCGCGACTCGAGCGCCAGTAAATCAAACGCCTGGTTCTGGGGCGTCGAGGGCCACGCGAACGCAAGCGGCGCTCCGTACTCGGTCGCTGTCTATGGCGACTGGTCCACAGACGAGAAATTCGAGTTCCGGTCAACCGACGACCTCAGCAACGTCGATCGCACGGCGATTGCCACTCACATCGCCGAGGCGAAGAAGAAGGCCGAGATCGCGAGGGCCAGGGCTCAGAAGGATACGGCAGACGAAGCACTGAAGATGCTCCAGGCCGGAGTACCGGCGAAGGGTCACCCGTATCTGACTCGGAAGCAGATCAAGCCTCACGGCACGCATATCTTAGACGGCGTGCTCCTGATCCCCATGCGCGATACCGATGGGCGGCTCTGGGGGCTTCAACGGATCTTCGCCGATGGTAAGAAATTATTCTTAGCCGGGCAGAAAACGAAGGGGCTGTTCCACGTCATCCCCGATACGGCGGTTCTCGCCCGCGAGACGAAGATCCTGTTCTGTGAGGGCTTCGCCACGGGCGCGAGCCTGCATGAGGCGACGGGGGCTACCGTCGTCGTTTGTTTCTCAGCGGCGAATCTGGTCGAGGTCGCTCGAGAGGTTGTAAGGGAGTCGCCCGAGGCCGCGCATCTGATCTGCGCCGACGATGATCGGAACACGGAGGGAAACCCAGGGCTGACCAAGGCAGAGGAGGCTCGCATTCTCACGGGATCGGCTCTCGTGAAACCTGAGTTCCTGAGATCCGACGAGGAGTCGACCGACTTCAACGACGTCCATGTCACGCGGGGGCTGGCCGAGGTGACGAATCAGATCGCGAAGGTTCCGCTTCATCCCCAGTGGGTGCGTCCGCTCGGTATGGTGAATCACCACTACGCGGTCGTGAGTTCATCGAATCCTGCCGTCTTCATCACCGGCAGCTTTGATAAGAATAAACTCTTTCACCTGATGCCGAAGGAATACTGGGAGTCTCGCTACCCGAAGGAGAAGGGATCGGGAGCTGACTTCGACTCTGCCATATCCAAGATCATGACCGAGTGCCGCAGTCTTAGCGGCTTCGATACGACCCGTATCGTCGGCTCAGGCGTTTACGAGGACGAGGGCGAGATCGTCGTTCACATGGGCGACCGGCTCTGGATCCGGGGTCAAGAGGTCGGCCTTTTTGATTTCCGTGGCAAGAATATTTACAACCGTGACGTGCCATGGCCGAAGACCCCGAGCCACGAGTACACCGCAGCCGAGGGCCGAGAGTTCCTGGCCTGGCTGAATCGTACAACGATCGAGACGCCGTTCATGGCGGACCTGTATCTAGGACTCCTGGGTTCGCAGCTCATCGCCGGGGCACTCCCGTTTCGGACGCACGCCTACTTCGGTGGGTCGAGTGGGAACGGGAAGACGACGCTGGGTCGGAAGCTCCCTGAATTGATTCTCCCGCCGAATCGCGTCTCTGTCGGAGCCGGATCGTCCGAGGCTGGGTTCAGACAGTCCATCGGTGGTCGAGCTACGATCGCAATCGTCGACGAACTTGAGGGCGGAACCTCTGCGAGCAAGGATCGTATCGAGGCCTTCTTAGACTACGCACGGGAGTCTTCCTCGGGCGGAACAATCGTCAAAGGCGCTGGTGACTCCTCTGGAGCGATACAATACAGGGCGCGCTCAAGCGTCTGGGCCATCGCAGTTCAAGACCCTATCAATCGAGAAACAGACGAAACCAGATTCGTTCGGATCATGTTCAGGGGTAATAAATCAGGGGATACGCCGTGGCATGAGCTTGAACCCTATATGCAGGCGCTAGGAGCCGACGTAGGGGCTCGCATGATTTTGCGCCTCGTAAGACGCTGGGATCGTCTGGAGCGTACAGCGGGCGAACTGACTCGTCTTATTAACCTTCGGACGACACGCCGAGGGGCGGACAAGTACTCGTTCGTTCTCGCGGCCCGTCACTGGCTGTGCTCAGATGAGGAGCTCTTAGATGCGGAGGGGCTGATTCGTGGAATCCCCGAGTTTGACGACGATCAAGAGGACAATCACGGGTATCGTTGCCTGGAGTGGCTCTTCGACGCCCAGACGTCCTTCGGCGGCAGTGCGACGACGATCAGAAAATTAATTGAGACGAACACAGAGGCTACCCGAGAGAGGCTCTCTGACTGTGGAATCATTCGGTCCCCGTCCCCTCCTGATCGGATTCAGTTACCGTATAAGTCTAAGTTTCTGGATCAAGTATTCTTTAATACGGACTGGGCCAGGAGCTACTCCCAAGCGATGGGCCGTATCCCTGGGGTCAGGATTCATCGCCCGAGAAGATCCGAGTCTGGTAGCGCGTCTCGTCCTCGCGTTATCGAGATTCCTCTTTAAAAAGACTCGCGTGATGAGCCTGAATTTGCTGGACCCTTTCCCTCGTCAGTAAATGAAATTCTGCGATGAAGGCAAGAATTTCATTCATCCGATCTTGAACGATGACTGGAGTATCGGGGTGGTTCAAAACCTCCTCGGCCATCTTCTTGGGATGAACGATCGAGAGAACAATCGCATCAGCGTCAAAAACAACAGTAACAGTGTGCGTCATATTGTCCGCATTATCGGCTCCGCGTCATAATGTAAACCGAGATTTACGTTGGATGGTCCACGATCTGGTCCACTGGTCCACGAGTGGTCCACGCCTGGTCCATCGGATGAGCACCGCGTCAATGACGCTGCGAGCAATCCTAAGTGCCTGATAAGAATAAGAATAATAATAATATTTATTCTTATTCTTCTTCTTCTTCTTCTGGTCCTGGACCAAATCAAAAAAAGGGGGGTCGTTGAAAATAGGGGTGACCTCTTTTTTCTCCTCATCGTTACTATATAGGGGGCCTGCATTTCCGGTTTGGTCCATGGACCCGACTTATCTCCATGATATGTTTAGATTTGTGCCCATGTCCAAGCCGTGGACCAGGCTGTCCTGGTCCATCCGGCTCCATTCCCCCTTGACCCTCGTCGCCTTTCGTCAGCAAACTCTGCCCATATGGAATGGAAGCCCGAGATTCAGTGGAAGCCGATCACTCAGATTATCCCCTACGCCCGAAATACTAAGAAGCATCCCGCTGAGCAGATCCAGAAAATCGCGGCATCTCTGCATGCAAACGGATTCACTCAACCTATCGCCGTAGACAAAGAGGGCGTGATCGTAGCGGGTCATGGGCGTTTCGAAGCGGCAAAGCAGCTCGGGATGAAGGACGTGCCCGTGGTCGTCATGGACCACTTAGACGAGCACCAGATCGCCGCCTATCGCATCGCTGATAACCGGGTGGCCCAGTCCGAGTGGGATACCGAGATGCTGACCTTCGAGTTAGGCAGCCTAGACCTTCGTGGATTCGATCTCGACCTGACTGGGTTTGATAAGCTCGAGATCGAGAAACTGCTCGGAGCCAATGTCTCGGAGGCTGGTCTCCCGGATCTTCCCGAGGGAGAGCGAGGCGCTCTCAGACAGATGGCTTTTCAGCTCACCGAGGACCAGCAAAGTATCGTAGGAGATGCCATCGCCCTCAGTAAATCGATGGGAGAGTTTGCGGACACCGGCTCAAGTAATAGTAATGGGAATGCCCTGGAACGAATGGCGAAGCTATTCATGGAGACTCATGGGACAGGCCAAGCAGATTCAAGTTCGTCCGATCAGTAAACAGGATGCCGATCGTGTCGTTAGAATGTATCACTACAGCGGTAAGGTGGACCCACGCTCTCAGTTACACTTCGGCGTGTTCCTGGGCAGTAAATGTCACGGCGCTATTCAATTTGGGCCATCCATAGACAAGGGCAAAACGATCCGGCTAGTTAGAAACACTCACTGGAATGGATTCATCGAACTCAACCGAATGGCATTCTCAGACGCTCTCCCACGACTCTCTGAGAGCAGGGCTCTCGGCGTAGCGTTTAGAATCATGAGGAGAGAGTATCCCCACTTAAAGTGGTGTGTGTCGTTCAGCGATGCTACGCAGTCGGGAGACGGGAGCATTTATCGTGCGACTGGATTTGTACTGACTCAGATTAAAGAAAATAAATCCATGTGGAGAATGCCAGATGACGAGGTCGTTTGTCAGCTCAGTTTTACCATCGGCGGCAGCACCGCCCTTCGTCGCAGATACGGGATGCTCCCCACGGAAACCTTTGGCATGTTTTCAAAACGTGTCGGTGCCGTCTGTCTACCTGGGTACCAGCTACGATATGTGAAGTTTTTGGATGAGTCGATGCGCGAGAACCTTACCTGCGATGAGATCCCGTTTGACAGGATCTCCCGAATGGGGATCTCTATGCATAGGGGCATTCTACGCGCCGGAAGCAAAGATAACGTTGCGTCTCCCGTCCAGGGAGAAGAGGGCGGTGCAACTCCGACCCCGGCGCTCCAATCCCTAGCCCTTACTAGTCAGCGTCAGGAGTAGTTCCACGATTGCGTGATGAGCCTTGGATGTGGCCTGCCCCAGAAACAGACGTGTGACTCTGTACTCGTACTCGTCTGACGGCATCTCCGCCAGTGGGACTAGCGTCTCTAGCGCCAGACGACGATTACTCACCGACAGCCTGCGGATGACCTGCCCGTACCAGGGGTGATCGGCCAGAGCGTGAAACGCGACTATACGGGGGGGCAGGGTGCTCATATCCTCATGATAACACAGTGCATTATTTAAGTAGACTTCTTTATCGCATCGCGTTATTCTTTAAGTACGAGGTGACGATATGAAAACTAGAGCACAACTCATTAAGCGGGTCCACGAACTCAGGGGCGAACTCTCCATCGTCGAGCGGGAGTTAGCCAAAGCCCACAGCATGTACTGGTCCGACGAACTCGGCTGGGTTCAGATTCCTGGTCCCGAACTCGATGACGAGGTCGCGGCCCTTGCTGAGTTGGAGGGACGTCATGAGTAAGCGACCGTGGATTATCCGGGATATCCCAGAGTCTCCTAAGAGCCATGACCCCCGCCTCATCGCCGCCGCACCGGAGATGCTAGCCATGCTGAAACGTCTCGCGACGATCAGCACCATGGATTATGACTGGGATCAGGAACTGCAGGATCTGATCGCCAAAGTGGAGGGCCGCGAATGAAATCCCCCTACTCCAACGTCTCCGACGATGCCTGGGCACAAGCCTTTGAAGACGCCTGCATCCAGTACGATACCGACCAACCCTCCCTCGATCAGATCGAGGCCGCTCTCGAGCTTCGCCCGTGTGCCTCGTCACCTCGTAACTGACCTCGCACGCGGCGGACGTACGGCCCCTCCTGGCGCTCGGGAGGGGCTGTACTTGTTTCCGAAGTTGTGACCAGACTATAGGCAATGATTGCCATCCGATTGCGACTGAGTGCGCCATGGCTATAGGCAGGAAAACGGGAGGCAGGGACTTCAAACCGGGCCAAGTCGGAAACCCCCTCGGCGGCGCTGCGACTCACCCCGCCCGTCGCCAGATCGCTCGCCTCACCACTGAAACCCTCCAAGACGTAGGAGCCATGATCCTTCAAGGCGATCTCCCAGCCCTTCAAGCCGTCGCGAAAGATCCCACCGCAACCGTCCTGCGCGTCTGGCTCGCCTCCATTGCCGTTAAAGCCATTAATAAAGGCGACCCGGCAGCCCTCAACATCATCCTCGATCGACTCGTCGGGAAACCCAAAGCTCACGTCGAGCTCACCGGCTCCGTTGCGTCCTCGCCTCAAGTCGTGATTACACTCCCAGACAATGGCCGACAGATCACCATCCAGCCAGATCAAGATAGCTCCCCAGCCGGGCCCGCAGTCAGTCTTCCTTTCGACGAAGGCTGATATCGCCATCTTCGGAGGCTCCGCCGGATCCGGTAAATCCTTCGCCCTTCTTCTCGAGCCCCTGCGCCACCACAGCAATCCGAAGTTCGGTGGAGTGATCTTTCGCCGCTCATCCGTTCAGGTCCGAAACGAAGGCGGCCTCTGGCACGAGTCAACCGCCCTCTACCCGCTCCTCAACGCCGAGCCTCGCGAGTCTGTCCTCGAATGGCGCTTCAAGTCCGGTGCCCGAATCAAGTTCTCTCACCTCGAGTACGACAAGAACGTCTTCGACTGGCAGGGATCACAGATCCCCTACATCGGCTTCGATGAGCTCACTCACTTCACCGAGAAAATGTTCTGGTACATGCTCTCCCGAAACCGCTCCCTCTCCGGCATCCCCGGATACGTTCGTGCTACAACAAACCCCGACGCCGACTCATGGGTCAGAAAACTCCTCGACTGGTGGATCGGGCCTGACGGCTTTCCCATCCCTGAACGCTCGGGAGTCATTCGATACTTTATCCGCTTCGATGACGCGACTCATTGGGGCGACTCTGCCGAAGAACTTATCGACCGCTTCGGACCAGAGGCACAGCCGAAATCCCTCACATTCATCCCTGCCCTTCTCCACGACAACAAGATCCTCATGGAGAAAGACCCGTCCTACCTCGCAAATCTGAAAGCACTCTCCCGCATCGATCGACTCCGGCTCCTCGAAGGAAATTGGAACGCTCGAGCCACCGGCGGCATGTTCTTTAAGCGGGAATACTTCCAGGTCGTCGATGCCATGCCTCATAACGTCGTCAGGTCCGTTCGCGCCTGGGATAAGGCCGCCACAGAGCCCTCCACGACGAACCCTGACCCCGACTGGACGCGAGGCGTTCGCATGGCCCGACTCTCGGACGGGCGGTTCATCGTGGTGCATATGGCCTCCCTGCGCGGCTCCCCGCTCGCCGTGGAGCGCCTGGTGAAGAACACAGCATCCCAAGACGGGCGTCGCGTCGAGATCAGCATCGCTCAAGACCCTGGCTCCGCAGGCGTCGCAGATATGCAGAACTTCGTGCGCCTCCTCGCCGGCTACATCGTCAGAGTAAATAAACCCTCCGCTGACAAAATCACCCGCGCAAAGCCCCTCTCCGCACAATCCGAAGCCGGAAACATCCTGCTCCTTCGCGGGGACTGGAACGAAGAGTTCTTGACCGAACTGGAGAACTTTGACGGGAATACTGGACATGACGACATAGTCGACGCCTCAGCCGATGCTTTTAATGAGCTGGCTAGCGACGTGTCGATTTTGAGCGTACTTTAAAGCGAGAACAAAATGATTGTACACGGTGACTGCCTCGCGGAGCTAAGGCGTATGAAAGCAGACAGCGTTGAATGCTGTGTAACGAGTCCGCCTTATTGGGGATTACGAGACTACGGGGTTACTGGTCAGCTCGGTCTTGAAAAGACTCCTGAAGAATACACCGCTCGCATGGTTGAAGTGTTCCGAGAAGTGCGGCGAGTGTTAAAGCCCGAAGGGACGCTTTGGCTAAACCTAGGTGATAGCTACGCAGGAACCGGCAAATCTGGCGGCGGTAATCAAGGGCAGCGATGGCAAACGGCAGGCGCTAAAAGCGATGAGGGAATTGGGACATGGAAGCCCGCGCCTCTAGGTCTAAAGTCGAAAGATCTAGTCGGCATCCCCTGGCGCGTAGCCTTCGCTCTCCAGTCTGATGGTTGGTATCTGCGGCAGGATATTATCTGGCATAAGCCTAACCCGATGCCTGAATCAGTACGCGATAGATGCACTAAGGCGCATGAATACATCTTCCTGCTCAGTAAGTCGGAGAGATATCACTTTAATTCTGTGGCGATTCAAGAGCCTGCAGTTAATCCTAAAGGGAATGGAAATCAGCGACTACTGAGAGACCCAGGAATGCGAACGGGCGAGAATGCGAACGTGCGTGGGAGCCTTCATAAGATCGGCCCGCGTGATACCCGAAACCGCCGGTCTGTCTGGAGCGTGACAACTAAGCCATTCAAAGGCGCTCACTTCGCGACCTTCCCGCCGGATCTCATCGAGCCCTGTATACTAGCCGGATGCCCGAAAGATGGCACTGTTCTAGATCCATTCTTCGGAGCTGGAACGACTGGAGTCGTAGCTCAGAAGCATGGGCGTAACTGGATCGGCATTGAACTGAACGCTGAATACGTTGAAATTGCACAGGCGCGTATAAACGCGATACCCTAGAGGACATATGGCAAAGAAGAAAGCCCCCCCGTCGCATACCGTCAACAACGGCCTCTCGGATATCGTGGGCGGAGGCTTCCAGGTAGGATCAGCCGGAACTCAGATCTCTCAGTGGGATACCCTGTTCCGTAACGAGCGCTGGTACCTAGTAAGCAACGCCCGCCAGCTCCTATCCCAGATCTATGTCGAGCACGGCCTCGTCCAGACCCTGATCGATGTACCCGTGGACGACGGTCTGCAGAAGGGCTACGAGATCAAGTCCAAGCAGCTCTCTCCAGAGCAAATCGAGGAGCTCAAGGGTGACGTCGAGCGCACCGACATGAACCAGGTCGTCGCCCAGTCCCAGAAATGGAAGCGGCTCTTCGGCGGTGCCGCCATCCTCATCCTCACCGGCCAGGACTGGCGCGCTCCCCTCGACATCGAAGCTATCAGCCAAGGCTCTCCCGTCGACTTCCGAGCCATCGACATGTGGGAGATGTTCTACTCCCTGAACGCCACGTCCTCGAACGATCCAGTCGGGAACTTTCCTGACCTCGAGTTCTTCGACTACTACGGTAAGCAGGTCCACAAGTCCCGCGTGATCCGGTTACGCGGCCTGGAGGCTCCGTCCTTCATCCGCCCTCGCCTTCGCGGGTGGGGATTTTCCGTGATCGAGGCTCTCATCCGCTCGATCAACCAGTATGTGAAATCGAACGAGCTCATCTTCGAAGTGCTCGATGAGTTTAAGCTCGATATCTTTAAGATCGACGGCTTCAACTCCGCCCTTGTATCTGCCGAAGGAACGCTGGCCGTTCAGAAGCGTATCCAGCTTGCGAACCAACAGAAAAACTTCCAGAACGCCCTGTCGATGGACACGAAGGACGACTACGACCACAAGCAGCTCTCCTTCGCTGGTCTGGCCGAAATGATGCGCGAGTTCCGTATTCAGATCGCCTCTGACATGCGCATGCCGATGACCAAGCTCTTCGGGATCTCAGCCGCAGGGTTTTCGTCCGGCGAGGACGACATCGAAAACTATAACTCTATGATCGAGAGCACGATCCGCTCGAAGGTCAAGTACCCGATCATTCAGATGCTCCAGATCAAGTGTAAGTCCTTGTTCGGGTTCGTGCCTGAGGATCTAACGATTTCCTTCCCGTCGCTCCGCATCCTGTCGTCGGAGCAAGAGGAGCAGGTCAAGAACCATAAGATGAGCCGGCTGGCGATTGCGCTCGACAAGGGTCTGTGTACACTGAAGGAAGCCAAGGAGTCTGTGAACAAGGACGAGCTGCTGCCGGTGCAGGTTGATACATCGATCGAAGAGATGCCGCTCAAGGCAGAGCCGGATGGAAACCCAGGAGAAACGGATGGACTTTGAAGGATTGAAGCGTGGGCAGGAACGGTATGGGTCGGTGCAGAATGCGAAAATGTACGGTGTCTACATACCACCATACGACACGACCACATGGTTCTCGACTAGGGAAGAGGCAGAAGCCGAAGCTAAGAAATGGCGCTCGCGGTACGTCGATACTAGGATTGTTGAAAGAGGCTAAATGACTCTTACTCGTTGGCCCCTAGCTCAGCAGGTAGAGCACTGTACTGTTAATGCAGTCGTCCGAGGTTCGAGCCCTCGGGGGCCAGCCATTCTATGACCCTCCGCGAGATCTGCGAGGCATCCATTCTGGAGTGTCTCATCAAGCATCACGGCGTTCGTAAGTATGTCGCGATTGAGCTAGATATCTCTCCGCGCTCGCTTACGAACTGGATCAACGCGATCCGCGCCAAGGGCGTCTACGTCCCGTGAAGACCCTCCCCATCCTCAATCCCAGCACGACCAAGGAAGAGGAAGAAATCGAGCGCATCCTACGCGAGCTGTTCAAGCGAGAGATCTACCTCCCACTCGTGGAGGCTCTCGGCGCGTCCGACGACGTGCTGCAGAACGCAAAACTAGACGGCCTGGCCCTTGCCGTTGCACAGGGAAAGATCCAGTACGTTCGCGGTGGCTTCGAGGGGGAGTTCACCGCCCAGTTGAGCAAGGCGCTGAAAGGACTCGGCGCTCGGTGGGATCGGACACATGGAACGTGGAAGATCCCCCGCTCTGCCCTGCCTCAAGACATCGTCGCGGCCATCGCAACGTCTGAGTCTCGGTTCAAGGAGAAGGCCAGGCGCGTAGACGCTGCCCTGCGAAAGATCGTGCCCGAGGAGATTGCCGATAAGGTTGAGCTCTCGAAGGTGCTAGACAAGACAATATTCAAGCTTGAGCAGACATTTCAGGCATCGGTGAGTAAGATCTCGCTGGCTCCTAAGTTTACGCCCGCTCAGCAGGCCAGGCTCCGTAAGAAGTACATGGAGACGCTGAAGCTCAAGATTAAGGGCTGGACACAGGACGAAACCGAGCGGCTCCGCAAAGAGGTCCGAGCGAACGTCGAGAAGGGCGTCCGTTATCAGACGCTCGTGAAAACGATTCAGGACGGATACGGGGTCGGGCAGTCCAAGGCCAAGTCCCTCGCTCGCCAGGAGACGAACCTGCTTACGTCCGAGATCCGGCAGAGCCGGTTCGAGTCCATGGGGTCGCCTGGGTATATCTGGCGCTGTGTGAAAGGCTCGTCCTTGCATCCCGTACGCCCGTATCACCTTCGGCTTGACGGGACGTACCACGCTTGGAGCGACCCACCGATTGTTGATAAGGACGGTCATCGAAAGCATCCCGGCCAGGACTACAATTGCCGGTGCATTTCGATCGGCCTCGCCCCTGGGCAGAAACCCCCGAAGTCGTGATATCGTTAGGACGTTACCTCACCTTTGGCGGCATCACGGCAGTACTGGCGCAGCTCCGAAGCGAGGGTAAGGCGTGGGTGTTCTACGGGGCTCTCGAGTTCGATAACGTGATGATCCCGCATCGTTGGGCGCTGGACGGTAAGAGCGCGAGCGGCGATGCTAAGTACAATATCAAGGAGAAGATATGATTTCAGACAGCGGAACGATCAAAGGGATCATGAGATACGGCACCGTACGAAATGCGAGCGGCGTTATGCTCACCTCTCTCGTTGGGCTCCCTGAAGGCGCTCGCGTTAAGATTGTTGGGCGTCCCGCTGGCGGGTATCTGACCGTGCAGTACCAGGGGAAAGAGTTTTACGTTCACGAGTCAGACGTAGAAATGACGGGGATTTGAGAATGGATATTAATAACATGAAAAGCCAAATCGTTCAGCATACGGAAAATTACAAAGGGCATACGATTGTTATCTATAAACTCATTAAGGGTGGCTCTCTTGTAGCCGAAGTCGATGGTAAGGAAATAAACGACGGTAATACCTTTGCCGGCAAATTATATGCATGCAAGGAGTACATCGACAACCTAACCGGTCATAAAAAAACAAACGCAAGCATCATTGGACAGCGTTTCTACGGCTTGCATTTCTGCGAAGGCGTCGCCGAATACGAGAACCCGAACGGTGGCGGCTCCTCACGCGTGTTTATCTCCAACGACGTCGCGAAAGAAATGGATACCACCTTTAGTGGTCGCCCCGTGTTCGTGCATCACGTCGATGAGGTTAACCCCTCTGAGTTGGCAAATTCTGCTGATGGCGTCGTCGTCAAGAGCTTCTACAATCCACGCGACGGTAAGCACTGGGTCGAGTTCATGGTCACGACCGATCGCGGGATGGAGGCTCTCTCGAAGCGGTGGAAGCTCTCGAACGCCTATACCATCAAGGAATCGAAGGGCGGCGGGAAGTGGCACAACGTCGACTATCAACAGGAGGTCGCACGCGGAGAGTACGATCACCTCGCGATTGTCCCCAATCCTAGGTACGAGGAATCGATGGTGTTGACGCCGGAAGAATTCAAAGCCTACAATGACTCAAAGGACACAGAACTGAAAAGTCTTGCGAACTCTCAAGACCGTCCGCAACCATCTGAAGGAAAATCCATGCTGAACTTCTTTAAACGATCCAAGGTCGACAACGCTGCTGAGATCGAAGCACACGAGATCACCCTGTCGAACGGTGTCTCGAAGTCGATCAAGCAGCTCGTGAACGAAGCTGAAGAAGTCCTCAAGAAGGACGCTGCCGAAGCCAAGGAAGCTCCTCTCGCGAACGGCGACCACAAGGTCAAGGTCGGCGAGGAAGAAATGACTGTGAACGAACTCGTTGAGAAATACTCCGAGATGAAGAAGTCCGCTATCTCTCACGAGGAAGCGCTCAAGAAAGCTAAGGAACTCGAAGCCCACGAAGCCGAAAGCGTTGCCGAAGAAGGCAAAGAAGAAGGCAAGGAAGTGGAAGTCGAAATCAAGTCTGAAGCTGACAAGGCTTTGGTAGAAAAGAAAGCGAACGAACTGAAGAAGTTCGAGGAGCTTAAGAACGCGCATCTCGCTGCACCGACCGTAAAGACGATTGAGGTCGCCCTCGATCAAGTGAAGCGCGGTCAGTCTCGTTACGGTTCAGGCAAGTAATCAAAACTTTATCTAAGGAGAGATAAGAAATGGCACTCAGTCAAAATCAGTTTGCACAAAGTCCGGTACAGGGAATGCATGGCCTTCGCCCTGCGGCGAAGGTTATCTCGGCTCAGATCGACGCTTCGTCTGCTGGCGGCCTCGTCGCCGGTCAGCCCGTTAAGATTGTCGACTCTGCTGGCGGAGTCCCGAAGGTGGTCGAGCTTGCCGCTGACACCGACACGGTTCTCGGCTTCATCGTATATGATCTCAAGAAGGCTTCGCACGCTGTAGGCGACGTGGTCGAGATCGACACCGGCTTCGACGACGTGATGTACATGACCGCTCAGGCTGCCGTAGCTCGCGGGGCTTTGCTCATGGTTCATCTGTCCGGCGTGAAGGTGAAGACTGCAACGACTGGCAAACCTATCGTTGGCTGGGCTTTGGACAAGGCCGCTGCAGATGGCGACCTCATCAGGGTTTCCCTGGCGTGTCCTTCGTTCTTTAAGGCTGACTAACTAAACCGATCAAGGAGAGATCAGAAAATGGCTCACAAGATTCTAAATAGCAAAGGCGAGCCGATCGTACTCAACGATCGTGAACAAGCCATGGCCCAGTATCAGGAGAAGATGTACAACGCTCTCGGTTACGAGATCGACATCACCTCCCTGACCCAGATCATCAAGAAGGTGTCTGAGCAGAAGTTCTTCAAGATCGCCCCTGCTGACTACGTCCCCGTGAAGGTGGGCGAAGGCGCATGGTCGACGTCTCTCGTCACCTACCTGAGCTACTCGCTCGGTGGTGGTTTTGAGGAAGGCATCATCAACACTGGAGCGAACAGCTCCCGCGTTGCGAATGCAGACACCGGCGTTGAGCCGAAGTCTGTCCCTGTGAAGAACTGGGCGAAAGGAATCGGCTGGTCGGTATTCGACCTCCAGCACGCTCTCAAGGCCGGTAACTGGGATCTCGTAGCTGCGAAAGAAAAGGCTCGTAAGCTGAACTGGGACTTGGGCATTCAGAAGACCGCCTTCTTGGGTCTCCCTGGATCCGCTGATGTTCTCGGTTTGCTCAACCAGTCGGATGTCACGGTCAACACCACGTTGATCACGGCTCCCCTGTCTGGCTTGACCGCTGCGAACTTCACGGCGTTCTGCGCTGCGATCATCGAAGCCTACCGCGTAAACGCTTCGCGCACCGCGATGCCTTCGCACTTCATCATGCCTGAGTCGGACTACAACGGCATGGCCGCTCCGTTCTCTGACTTCCCGATCAAGTCGAAGCTCCAGGTGTTGCAGGAAGCCTTCGCTGTGGTCACACAGAATCCTCAGTTCAAGATTCTGCCTTGTGCCTACGCCGATGCAGCCTTCAGCGACAGCGTCCTCTCGGCGAACCGCTACACCCTGCTCAACTACGAAGAAGAGTCGGTGCGCATGGATATCCCTGTGGACTACACCACCACGATGGCGAACACCCTGAACGGCCTCTCCTTCGAGAACGCTGCTTACGGCCAGTTCACCGGCGTGAAGGCGTACCGTCCGAAGGAAATGCTGTACCTCGAATAATGAAAGTTCAGAACGTCGGAAAGCGATCGTTCATGGTCCCGGGGGCGCTGCTCCCGGGACATACCATCGAGATGCCAGAGCATCAGGCGTTGCGCTTGTGCTCGCGGTACCCGACTGAGCTGAAGCTTGTTCTCGAGGAGATCGTCCAATCTGATCCCGCACCGGAGGCCGCTCCGAAGCGTAGACGAAAGGGGTAATCGATGGCCTATGTAAACCCCGATGCCGATGACTTCAAGGCACACTTCGTTCGCGATTTTGCATACGGCTCGACCGAGACTACGGTCATGGATGCCGACATCAACAAGGCGCTTGCTGAAGCCGCCGTCAATTTCAACTCCGCCCTCTGGGATTCTCAAGACACCTACACCATCGGCTACCTCTACCTGACCGCTCATTACCTCGTAATGGACCTCAGGGCCTCGTCGCAGGGGATGGCCGGGTCGTACTCCTGGCTTGGCACAAACAAGAGCGTAGGGTCCGTCAGCGAGGGGTATACGGTCCCGCAGAAGATCCTCGACAACCCGTACCTGGCGATGATCTCGAAGACGAACTACGGCGCGAAGTACTTGAGTATGTTGCTACCTCGATTGATTGGGAACGTTGTTCACACCCATGGAAGAACCCAGGCGTGAGCGGCGCAGACGTGAAATTCGACAAGCGGGCGCTTGAGAAGATCATGCGAGCATTTAAGGACTCGAAGGGTCCAAGCGTAGCTATCGGGATCATGGGGAGCTCGACCCGATCCGATGGTCAGTCGAATGCCGTCGTTGGCGCGGCCCACGAGTTTGGCACCTCTAGGCTTCCGAAGCGCTCGTTTCTGAGAGAGCCGATCACTGAGAACCTCGACAAGAAGCTGTACGCAGGCGGTAAGTTCAGCGATGCGGAGATGAAACAGGTGATTCGAGAGGCCGGACTGAAGGCTTGGCTCAATCGCATCGCGATACTTTCGGAGCAGGTCGTTCAAGAGGCGTTCGATACGGCGTTTGGCGGCAGATGGAAACGATCGAATATGAAGTACAAGAAAAACCATCAGACGTTGGTCGAGTCTCAACAGCTCCGCAACGCAATCACATCGGAGGTTCGGGAATGAGCAGCAAAGCAGAATGGCTAGCAGTACACGCTCGTTGTGTCGCTGAAGGGATCAGCGCGGCAGAAATCATGGCCGTGATTGACGAGATCATCGCAAAGAGGAACGCTAACTAAGCATGGCCGCACCGATCGTAAGTGCTAAGAACAACCCGCTCTTTCAGACTCCGGGCTCGCTCCCGAACATGTCTGAAACGCTTGTGGATTGGTTTCAGCCGCTTACGTTCTTTCGCGTGACCAAGGAGGTTATCGACTACCGTGTGGTCGAGACACTTACCGAAGTCACCGCAAGAGGGGTGCGCCAGCCGATGACGGCGCAGCAGCTCCAAATCAAGCCCGAGGGTCAGCGTGCCTGGCTTTGGGAAACTATCCACGCCTGGCCCGATACTCCGCTTGAGGTCGATGAGATTATCTCGTTCAACGGAGTCAAGTATCGGGTGATGCAGCGGCTCGACTGGCGGGAATACGGCTATCTTGAGTTCCATATCGTTCAACAAAGCAGTGAGACGGCATGAGCACTCCCCTCTATCCACTGAACCCGCTGGAGGCGATCTGTAACATCATCCAGGCAGAGATGGCGCTCGAGGACGGGCAGATCTACTTCTACAACAGCAAGATTCGCCCTATTGTCGATGACCGGCTCTACATTGCAGTGGGGCTCGGCGCGATGCGTCCGTTCTCGAATATCTCGAAGATGGTTGCCGTCACGGGTGGCTTCACTGAGGAGCTCACGACCAACGTCTGGGCCGAAATCAGTATCGATATGCTCTCGAAGTCCGAGATCGCCTTGAACGCTAAGGAGTCGGTGATCCTGGCGCTTGGCAGTAACTACGCCAAGCAGGTACAGGAGTCACAGAGCATGATGATCGCCCGACTCCCTGCAAATTTTGTCAATCTCTCGGATCTGGAGGGGGCTAGTATTCCGTACCGTTTCCAGATCTCGGTTTCGGTTCAGTACAAGGTTACGAAGACCAAGCCGATCCCGTACTACGAAACCTTCCCGCTTGATGTTGTGAAGACCAATCAATGAGTCTAGACTAACAAAGAACACCCAATACCGGAGGCATGACCTAGATGGCACAGCTCGATTTAACCAATGTAGTGACGATTTCGGTGAGTGCCGCGCCCGCTGGTGTAGGCGCTCTGAACACTTCCAACATGGCGATTTTCTCGCATGAAGTCCCTGGCTCCGAGTTTGGAACCGATGGGTACAAGATCTACAAGAACCCCTCAGAAGTGACGGTTGACTTCGGATCAGACTCTCGCACCTCTGACATGGCCGTTGCCGGGTTCTCGCAGAAGCCGAACATCCTCGCGGGTGGCGGCTACCTGGTTGTTATCCCCTATGTGGACACTGCTGAGGTGCAGACCTTGACGTTCTCGGCAGATCCGACCTCTGGCAGCTACAAGCTAAACTACGGAACCTACGTTACCGCAGCGATTGCGGCAAACAGCACTGCGGCTCAGGTCCAGGCGGCTCTTCGGTTGCTCGCTCCTCTCCGAAGCGTAACTGTGACTGGCTCAGAAGCAACCCTGTTCACGGTGACCTTTGCCGGAGTCCACGGGAACGCGACGGCTCTCACGGTTTCGGATAACACCTTGAACGGTGGTATCACAATCGCCGTGGCTACCCCGACTCCTGGCGTCGCTGAGACGCTTGAGGACGCTATCAACCGCACGAAGGATCTCGTTCAGTACTGCGGCGTGATGACGACGGTTGTCTTGGCCTCCGGCGAGATGCTCGACGCTGCGGCTCTGATCGAAACCCTGCTCAAGATCGCGTTCGTGGCTCAGATCGACGCTGCGACGGTCGAAGTGGGAGGTCAGTTGGACCTTCTGCGGACTGGCTCGTTGAAGAAGACCCGTGGTTTGCTCTATGTCGGGGAAGTCACCGATACGACCTTCGACCGCGAGTCTGCAGCTCTGAACATGCAGTCGGCTTATGCCTTCCGGGGTATGAGCACCGACTTCTCGGGATCGAATACGACTCAGACCATGCACCTCAAGGATCTGATCACGATCCAGCCCGACGCTGGCATGACTCAGACGATCCTCACGAAGTGCCAGGCCGCCGGTGCTGATGTGTACTGTAGCTTGCAGGGTGTGCCGAAGGTGTTCACCTCTGGCGCGAACGACTTCTTCGATCGCCAGTACAACCTTCTCTGGCTCGTCGCTGGCCTCCAGGTCGCAGGGTTCAACGCGCTCGCGCAGTCGAGCACGAAGCTTCCACAGACCGAGCAGGGGATCGGCGTCCTCAAGGCCGCGTACCGCACTGTGATGGAACAGGCCGTAGCCAATCAGTACTCGGCTCCTGGCGCATGGACCTCGCCCGACACGTTCGGCGTGCTGGACGACTTCTACCGGAACATCGAAGAGCGCGGCTACTACATCTATAGCTCGCCCGTTGCGACGCAGCTCAAGGTTGACCGTGAGGCTCGCAAGGCTCCCCTGATCCAGATTGCTTTGAAGGAAGCCGGAGCGGTTCATTCAAGTAACGTACTTATCAGCGTGAACGCATAAGGGAGAATTTATGGCATCAGTTTCGATGACTGGCAGTGACACGATCAAGATCAACAACCGGGTGCTCTCTGACCTGGGCGACGGCGATGTTGTCGCGCTGACATTTCCGAATGAGTCGGCTTCCGTAAAGACCGGCAAGAACGGTAACTCGATCTACGCTCTGAACGAGAGTGGGAAGCAGTGCGAAGTTGTCCTTCGGGTGATCCGTGGCTCTGCCGACGATAAGTTCTTGAACAACCTCCTGGCCTCCCAGAAGCGGGCCTTTGGCAATTTCGTGCTCATGATTGGTGAGTTCACGAAGGTAGTCGGCAACGGTGCTGGGCTCGTGACGAACGATACCTACATCCTGTCTGGCGGGATTTTCTCGAAGGAGACGGAAGCTAAGTCGAACGTCGAAGGCGACACGGAGCAATCACTGGCCGTGTACAACTTGAAGTTTGCAAATAGCCCGAGGTCGATAGGATAAGTAGTTCATGGAAGAAACTACGAAGGTTGATTTGCCATCGGGCGCGAAGCTGGAGATTTATCCCGCTGACTTCCTTGTGGCAAAGCGGCTTTACCAGGTGATTGCAAAAGAGGCTGAAGAGATCCGGGTCAGTGGTCAGGACGAGGTTGAAAACCTGTTCAAGGACATTCTGATGCGGGCGATCTCTTCGGAGAAGATCGATGCTCAGTTGTGGGAGTGCATGAAGAAATGCACCTACAATGGGGTTAGGATCACTCCGCAGACGTTTGAACCAGTGGTTGCCCGTGGGGACTACCTCCTCGCGATGTTCGAGGTGGCGGTGGTTAACGTCAGCCCTTTTACGAAGAGCCTGTTTACAAAATTCGCGGACATATCCGGCAAGTTTCGCGAAGCCCTCGCGTCGAAGTTCGTGAATGCAGTGAAGCCGACCTAGTTCCTTTGTTCCGGCTTGTTCGGGCAGGGTATGGATCGCTTCAGGAGGTAAGCAGGCTCAGTGCTCGGCTGGTCATTCAGGCTCTTTACTACGAACAGTTTTCCTCGGACTATGAAAGCGCGTATATTGAGATGAACAAGGGGTAAATCCGTGAAGGTCGCAGAGCTGTTCGTAAACATCGGCGTTACAGGCGGTGCCGTGGCCGGACGGATGCTCGGGAACGTCTCGAAGGGGATGGGCGAGATCGTCTCCGCGTCGATTGAAGCAAAGGCCGCGATCGTAGGCGTCCTGGTCGGTCTTGAGCGTCTTACTGGGTGGGCGTCTCAAGCGGGAATGGACTTCACGAAATTTAAGGAGTCTACTGGTGAGTCGGCCCAGGAGCTTCAGAAGTGGCAGTACGCGCTTGGCCGGTTTGACGTAGACGCTAAGGAAACGGAACAGACCATCCGAGGCGTTCAGTCGGCGATGACCGACATGGCGATGGGGAAGGGCGCTCCCGAGGGGATCGGTCTTCTGAAGGATACAGTAGGACTGGACGAGACTCGCTTGTCCGACACGTTCTACATGATGGGGAAGATCCAAGAGTTCGTGAAGAAAGTTCCGCCGAACATCGCGCAGAACCTGATGAACTCGCTGCACATCACTCCGAACATGCTCCAGGGCATGAAGATGATGAACCTGGAGGTCGATAAGCTAGGCGACGCCGATATCATCAGCGACGACGAGATCAAGCGCTTGACCGAAATGAATATTGCCTGGAAGGACTTCTGGTTCAGCGTGAAGACGTTTGGCATGAAGCTCTGGGCGTCAAAAGGCGTGAGCGCGTTGGTGACGGATATGGTAAAGGGTGCGACCGCGATCGTAAATATTGGGAAGTCGATTGTAGGATTTATCGGTGACTCGGAGGGACTCGTCCTTCTGATCGCAGCTGTAGGCGCGGCACTGGCACTATGGATGGGGCCGATCACGGCACTCGGCGCGGTAATCTCTGGAGTGATTTACCTGATTGGTCAGGTGAAGAACTTCATGGACAACAAGGATCTGTTCGGTGGGCTCATCAAGGGCGAGACTGTTGCAGCTACGAAGGCGAAGCTTCGGTCTCTGAATACCCCGTCCGCTGCGCCTGTTGAGTCGAAGTTCATGACTCCGTTTGACCGCATGATGGCAGAGAAGAAGGCCGCTGCTGCTCAAGGTGGATCGTCTGTTACGAACAGTACGCAGAATGTTTCGATCGACGTGAAGTCCACCGATCCGAAGGAAGCCGCGAACGAAATCCAGAAGGCGCTGACTCGGACCAGAAATCAATCCCCAAGTATCGGGGACGGGAAGGTGCAATGATTGATTTAACCGCACTCCCCACAGACATCAATTCGATCTCGAACATCGTGATGGTAAATCCCTCCCAAAGCGTTGGGATCAAGCCACAATTGATCACGGACACGAACAAGGCCACAGCCTCCCTTCCGAAACCCACCCTCTCAGGCATCGGTAAAGGGCTGAAGAGCGCGGTGACTCCTGGGCAGAACGATCCGAACCAGAGCTTCTTCTTTCACATTACGGCAGAAGAGTCCGTGAACCTCGCGTCCGATGTAACGGATCACTACGTCGAGGACAACACGTCGATCCAGGACCACGTTGCGTTACGCCCGGAGACGATCACGCTGACTGGATATATTGGGGAGCTGAACGATGTAACGCCTCCTGGCCTGGGGCTCCTACGAGCCGCTGCTGACAAGCTATCGAGCCTTGGTCCGTTTGTACCGGCGCTATCGTATGCAGCGATTGTGGCCTACAATAACGCGGCTCAGATCTACGCTACGGCGATCACTGCGAAGAACGCAGTATCTTCGGTGTTTGATGGGATTGGTGCGAGCTCCATAACTGGAGGCAAGGCGCAGACGAAGCAGGCCGAAGCGTTCACGAAATTCTATACCTACTGGACGAAGCGTCAGACCTTTCAGGTTCAGACACCGTGGGCTGTGTTTCCTGACATGATTATCACGAATCTGAAGATCACCCAGGGCGAGGACACTCGCATGATCTCCGACTTTGAGATTACGTTTAAGCGGCTCAGGTACGCGAAGACGATCACCTCGAAGAAGGTGAAGCAGGCTTCGGATCGGGCCGCTGCTGGCGCTGCTGAGGAAGTCAATCACGGTGAGCAGACGCCTCCTGCTGAAATTGATTTAAACGCGGCGCTTACTCAGAACAGTACTCAAAACATTTTGGCTAGTTAGGGAGGTCGGATGCTTCGGTTTCAAGGAATAACAGACGACCCAAAGCAAAAGCATACTTTGGTGCTCCCGAGTGGGAAGCGGCTCGAAGTACGGCTTGAGTTTAAGCCCCTACAGCTCGGATGGTTTATCTCGTTCAGTTACCAGACGTTTGAGGTCCGAAACCTCCGCATCGTCAATCATCCGAACATGGTGCATCAGTTCAAGAACTTGATCCCGTTTGGGATTGGATGTTTCTCGAAGGATCTGCGTGAGCCGATGCTCCTGAGTGACTTTCTGAACGACGATCTGAAGCTCTACATTCTGGAGCGGGCTGAAGTGTTAGAATTCGAGGACGTCCTGAATGGACAAGTTTCAGCGTAGTTTTAAGCTTGTCGTCGATACTCTGTCCGAGCAGCAGGTTAAGGAGATCCAATCTCGCCCGAGCGCAAGTGCTCAGCAGGCTTCTGCGCAGAGGATCTTGGCCGACAGCCAGATCGAGGTGAAGCTACCCTTCACGCTTGAGTTTGACGTCGTTCGGAACATCCTGGCCTCTGCGAATACGGCGAACATCCGGGTTTACAATCTGAATGAGACGAGCCGTAGGCGACTTGCAAAGGACTCGTTCAGCTACGACGTGCTACGAAAGATTATCCTGTACGCTGGGTACGGCGACACAATGCCGAAAGTGTTCGACGGCTCTCTGATGTCCTGCTCGTCTGTCAGAAACGGGACGAACTTTGTCACCTCGATGGAGTCGCTGGACGGAGGCTTTGCCATGGTAAACAGCCGGTTCGACAAGCAGTTCCCGAAGGGGACGCCTGTCAATACGGTTCTGGAGGCTATGGTTGCCTCGATGGTGGGGGTTAAGCGCGGAGCGATCTCCCAGTTTCCTGGCGAGCTTCCGATGGGTGACACGTTTACGGGAGCTACGGTCGAGACGATTAAACAGCTCACGGACAGCAAGGCGGACTTCTACATCGACAACGGGCGTGCCTACATCTTGACGGAGACGGACTGTCTCGATGAGGAGATCGTGGTGATTACCAGCGAGTCGGGGCTTCTCGGGACGCCGGTTCGATCCGAGACGCTGATCAAGCTGGATATGATTTTCGACCCACGGTTCAAGATCGGCCAGCGCGTGGAGCTCAAGAGCAGCACCGGAAAAAACTACAATGGATTGTACAAGGTCGTTGCGGTGACGCATCGAGGGACGATTTCGAGTGCGGTATCTGGATCGGCTACTACCTCGCTTACGCTTTGGCTCGGGCCTGGGGCGAAACTAACGGTGGCGGTGTAAAGCATGGCAACAGGAATACTCCCAGTCGAGCCGGATCTCCCGACAGTTCTGAACGAGCTCAAGCGTGATGTAATGATTTCGATGAACTGTCACCACGTCGGGATCATTCAGTCGTTCAAGGCTTCGGAGCTGACCGCAGAGGTGTCGATTGCGTATAAGCGCGTATTCAACGGGGTACCCGAGTCCTACCCGCTTATCATCGATTGTCCTGTGGTTGTTCTGGGCGGCCAGACGAAGCGTATCGAGGTACCCATCACGGTGGGTGATGAATGCCTGGTCTTGTTTAACGATCGGGATATCAAGACGTGGCTCTCGTCTGGGCAAGTGTCGAACTTGAACACCCAGCGGCTTCACAACTTTTCTGACGCCATCGCCATCGTTGGCCTGCATTCGCTGGGGAAGAAGATCGCGACCTACGACAATACGCGAGTGGCATTGGTCAACAATACGACGATTGTTTCTGCCGGAGCGTCGAAGGTGAAGGTAGCAAATGCCTCGAAGGATCTCCTGGGCGTAATTAATGCCCTGGTCGATCTCGTGGACACGCTGAACACAAAGCTGACTACGTTCGCGACGACGGCGGCGACCGACCCTATCGCGATAGTAACGGCTGGCGCAGCGACGACCTTGCAAACGGACCTGGCCGCGATCACGATACAGCTTGCGGCCTACAAGTTGACTGAATCTGGAGGTCTACTAGAATGATCGTTCGCTCTATCGATGTGAATAACGATTGGAACTTCGGGAAGGGAAAACAAGACTATCTCGTGGAGGGTGCCGCGATCGGTCAAAGTATCAAGACACGGCTCCAGTCGTTTCTGGGGGACTGTTTCTTCGATATCGGCGCGGGGATTGATTGGTGGAACTTGCTTGGATCGAAAAACCTGGTCGGCCTGTCGCTATCAATTCAGACCACTATTCGGAACACGGATGGGGTGACGAGACTGGTTGAACTCTCGAACGTCCTAGACCAGAATAGGAAAGTAACAATCAACTACTCGGCTAGCACGATCTACACGACCCTGGAGCCGATCACGTCCTCAGTAGGGGTGCCTGTCTAATGCCTAATCTCATCGACGCAGCTGGGCTACAGACGAAGACTACGGCGGAGCTGACTGCGGAGCTTGTAGCCGCTCTCCAGGCGATCTACGGGGCGGATATCAACACTGACTCCGACACCCCGGATGGGCAGTTGATCGGTATTTTCGTGCAGGCCGCGATCGACAATCTTGATCTGGCCGCTCAGATTTTCAACTCATTCAACCCTGATCTTGCGATCGGGACGACTCTTGACCAACGCGCTGCCCTGAATGGGATCCAACGGCTTGGCGGGACGTTCACGCTGACGAACATCACAGTTGTGACGGATCGAGCCTTGAACCTGGCTGGCCTCGATGCCGAGATCAGTAACCCCGAAGGGACCGGGTATACGGTTCAGGACGCGTCAGGAACGAAGTTCATTCTTGCCGTATCCCAGACGATTGCCGCCGCTGGGACTTACGTTTTCCAGTTCCGCGCTCAGAACAACGGAGCGGTGCTCACAGTCCCTAATACGATCACCATTCCGGTCACAATCGTTCTCGGAGTGGTGTCGGTTAACAACCCCTCACCTCTCACCTCCCTTGGGATTAACCAGGAAACGGACGCGCAGCTTCGCATCCGAAGACAGAAGTCCGTGGCGCTCTCGGCGAGCGGATACCTTGAGGGATTGCTCGCCGCGCTCCTGAATATCAACTCGGTCACAGCGGCCTTCGTATACGAGAACGTAACGGGAGCTCCTGACGGCGATGGTGTGCCGGAGCACTCGATCTGGGTGATTGTGAATGGCGGGTCCGATGCGGAGATCGCAGCGGTGATCTATGCCAAGCGCAACGCTGGATGCGGCATGAAGGGGTCGGAAGTCGTGAACGTACTCCAGGTGGACGGCACCTATTTCACGATCAAGTTTGACCGCGTGGTCGCGCAGAACCTCTACATCCAGGTAACGATGACTCCGCTCGACGGGGTGGGGACGATTGACCAGACCTACATGAAGGCGCAGATCGTGGCGCGGCTCGTGCCCGGAGTGTTCGAGCAGGTCAACATCAATGAGCTATCGACGATCGTTCAGCAGATCGATCCGAATGCGCTCGTGGTCCCGACTGTGGGAGATGGGTTCTCTCTGACCGCCGGATCGTACACGAATACCCTGACTCCTTCGGCGAAGAACAGACAGTTTGCGCTGGCGACGGCGAGAATTGCGATCACGGTGATTTGATGACCGATGATGAGCTGAAAATTTTCTACGCGGACCTCCTGATCTTGCAGTACAAGAGCAAGCCCCGCGCCTACGCGACGATCAAGGCGTATGTCGATATGCTGATCCAGAATCAGCTCCTCTTCGCGATCCGCGAGGCGTTCGACATCGAGACGGCGGTAGGGGCGCAGCTCGACGTTCTGGGCGAGAAGTACGCTGGCATTTCTAGGCTCGTGAACACGTTCAGCTCGGGGACGATTGTCCTGAACGACTCCGACTACCGGAAGCTCGTCAAGATGAAGCTGATCCTGAACAACTCAGACAGCTCCCTGAATGATATCCAGAACCTCATCGCGACCTATTTCCCCGACGCGCTCCAGGTGTTTGACACGCAGAACATGCGGCTCTCGTATTACTTCGACGCGACTTACGGGAGTCAGGATCTCGCCGAGGCATTCGTCGCGCTGAATCTGCTGCCGAAGCCGATGGGGGTTCAGCTCTCGGCTGTGATGTATGTAGCGACGCTCGTAGACATCTACGGCTGGGTTTCTTACGATATCCCGACCGAGCAGGGAACACATGGATTTAATACCTACGCGGCTTACGATACCCCGACCCCGTGGTTGAGCTACGCGGACGCATTATACTGAGGAGATGAGATGGCGAAGATCATAAGGAAGCACCAGAAACAATTCGCATCGACGGCTCCCTCGACTCAGATCGGGAAGTTCGGCTCGCTCGCGGCTGGCCTGCCTCTGACGAGCACTGACCCGGACGTGATCCAGGCGCTCTCGAATTACCTCGATGGATGGTTCGCCGCGACGGCCGGATCGAACAGCCCTGCGATCGAGGACCAGAACGCACTGGACTACCTCTGGTCGCGCCAGTTGGCGTATCTGTTCCAGGCCGGGGTTGCGGAGTGGGATACGGCGACCGAGTACCATATCGGGAGCTTGGCCCAGGACGGGTTCGGGCGTGTCTACACGTCGCTTGCGAATACCAATACCGGCAACGCACTGTCGGATACGACGAAATGGGCACCTCCGGGCGGCTCGATCCATACGAAGACTGCGAACTATTCGATCCTCTCGACGGACCGCATGATCCTGGCCGACGCCTCGGCGGGCGGGTTCACGCTGACGCTTCCGAGCGCGGTGACGTATCCAGGGGTTGAGATCCTGATTAAGAAGATCGGTGATGAAGGAAATGTCGTGACGATTGCCTCGGCAGCGGGGACAATCGACGGAGAAACCACGCAGGAACTCGCCGCGCCGTATGCGGGGATCACTGTAAAATCGAATGGGAGTGACTGGTATGTATTCTAAACTGATTGCGGCTTTGTTATTGTTTGTCTCTACGGGATGCGAGGCGGCGGTGTTACCTCCCGTCACAAGCCTTACAGTTGGCGGTCAAGTTATTCTTGCCCCTCTTGCGACTAAGGCTAAGACGCTGATCGTAAAGATTGAGTCTGCAGCGAATAACCGTGGTAACGCTCGGACGTTAAACGGGACCGCCGGTTATCAGGTACCTGTCGCTAAGTCCTTCCGCATCAAAGCATTTAAGTGTTGGGGTGGCGCTGTTCAGTCTGGAGTAAACATCGGTTATTCGGACAACGATCTAGGGTTTGATTCCGCTGGTGTTTTCACAAACGAAGTCTGGATTGGCGGTGATGGCGTCCCTCGGTTCTTCACCCAGGCTTATGCAGCATTCGGGAATATGCAGGTTGAGTTAGGTAGTGGGTTTGTAGTCCCAACTGGTAAATATGTTGCAATGCTTGGCGATGCTTCGACACAGCATGTTTGCACGATCTTCGGAGAAGAAGAGTAGCCGATGCCAGCCGCAAACTACAACCTAACCATCGAGCAAGGGGCGACGTTCAGTCTGCCCCTGCAACTCCTTCAGTCGGATGGGGTGACTCCGGTCAACCTCACGGGTTACACGTTTGCGGCGAAGCTCCGGTTGTCGGCCAGTGATCCGAACGTGCTCGCCACGTTTACGATCGCGGTGACGCCTCTCACGGGATCGCTCGTGCTGAGCCTGACCGCGACCGAGACGGCGGCTCTCACGGTCGAGCCCTCGGGGACGGCGGTGAGGAAGATCACGACGGCGGCTTGGGATCTGGAGATGACGGTAGGGAGTACGAAGTACCGCGTGATGCAGGGTATTGCGAAGATCTCGCCGGAGGTGACTAAGTGAGCGACTTCACGATTATCGTTTCTGAGACTTCGCCCTCCGAGATTATCCAGGTCAAGGTCGAAGGACCGCAGGGCGCGACGGGTGCCCCGGGACCTGGTGTTCCTGTCGGTGGGACGACCGGCCAGGCGCTCGTTAAGGCTTCGGGTACGAACTACGATACCGCCTGGGCGACGGTCGCGGGCGCGTGGGGCACGATCACGGGTACGCTCTCGGCGCAGACGGATCTCCAGACGGCTCTGAACGGTAAGCAGGCGACGGGCTCCTACCTCACCGCACTGACAGGAGACGTCACGGCGTCTGGTCCTGGCTCCGCAGCGGCGACGGTCGCGAAGCTCCAGGGGTATGATCTCGACCTCTCTGTCGCTCCGACGAACAACCAGATCCTGAAGTACTCGACGGTTACGAATAAATGGACCGCGCAGACTGGTGGCGGTGGTGGCGGTGACTGGGGCGATATCGGCGGGACTCTCTCGGATCAGACCGACCTTCAGGCGGCGCTCGATGCGAAACTGTTTCTCTCGGTGTCACCTGACCTAGAGCCAAACGGACTGAACACGAACCATCAGTACCTGAACATTCAGGGGCAATTAAAGCCTCTCCAAAACTCTCCTGACGAGAGTTGGGATATCCAGTACCTCGCGTGGAACATCGATCCTCTATCGTCCGGCTTTGATATCGGGACGAACGGCGATGCCGCGTACCTCTCGAAGCTGAATATCATTCACAGTGGGACGAGCGACACGGGCCGCATTGGGCTTCAGCAGTTTAACTTTGCGATCGGGAACGGCACCGATCCGATCACAGTCAAAGGGATCGGCTATCAGTTTGGTTTCGGAAACGTCAACGCGGGCGTCACCATCACCGACTACATCCAAGGGTGGGGCTTCCAGCCGAACTTGAATGCTGCGGTCGTGATGAACGGTTACACGAATGCGTTCTACGATACGGCGACCTACTCCTGCACGACCCCGAGCTATACGTCGTTTCAGTCGTCTCCGACGATTGCCTCGATGCAGGCGAACAACGGGTTCACGTCGTTCAACTCGAATCCGAACTTCACCTCGCTCATCAGCACCACCAGCGCAAACAACTTCGCTGCTGCGGGGACTGTCGGAACCGTCAACTCTGGCGCGTCTTATCAGGGGTTCAGCTACAACCCGACTGTCACGCTGAACAAGGGTTACGTCGCAGGGTTCAATATCAACCTCGACAACGTGACGAACTACGCCGGGGTCGGCTCCTCGATCGTCGTTCAGGATATCACCTACGAGTTCTATCAGCCCGGAGTGTACAACAACCAGTACACGATGGAGTACGTTGATGACGGGACGGCGGGGGCCGAGACGTTTTCGATCGCAGGCTTCGCGGTTGAATGCCATATGGAAGCCGGAGTTTCCACTGCGACCCAGATCGCTGCGGCGGCGGCGCTCAATCTTGGTTTGATTGGGGCGGTGTCGGTCACGATCACTGGTACTGGCTCGAATACTCAGACGGCTACCGCTGCGACTAACTTCGCAGGCGGCGAGGACGCTGGCTCGAAGGAGTGCTACATCAAGGGTAACCTCCGTATCGACGGCGGGTTTTCTTTCACGGGTGGTCTGTCGGTCGGCGCTCTGAATGCGTTTGCGAGCCTTCCAATGGTCAACGGCAGCGGCGTGCCGGTTTCGATCCATTCCCTCATTACGAACCCTACCGTGGCGGCCAATGCAACGGTGACGCTGGCCGACACCTTGGGCGTCAATACTGCGATGCTGCTCAATATCGGCGACAACGCGACAGTAACAACTGGTTTCCTGGGCATGCAAGCGCTCGGCCTCCCTGCGGTAGTGACGCTCGGTACTGGCGCGACGGTGGACCTCGTCGGTGGCGCTGTATTCGCTCTGAGCCTCGATGCGGCGGCAGGCGGCGGGACGATTGACACGCTGAACCTGTGCTCGGCTCTTGCGATCCCGAACGGGGTAACGACGGTCAACAAGGCTCGTGGCTGGTTCTTCGACATGCCTTTCGGAGACGTTGGCACCGATATCTGGGGCCTGTACTCGAAGCCTGCGGCGGCGCATAACTACATCGCTGGTGACCTTGTGGTGGGTCCGACTGACTTGCCGACGAACGCGAGCGTAGGCATTGAGATCAACTCGACGACGAAGGCGTTTGTCTTGTCCCGAGTGACCACGACTGAGAAGAACGCTCTGACCGCAACGAACGGAATGTTTGTATTCGATACGACGCTTGGGCAGGTCAGCTACTACAACGGAGCATGGGTGAACCTATGATGACACGCGAACAAGCCTTAGCGATCCTCATGAGCCCGTTTTCTAGCTACATGCAGAAGCAGCAAGCGATTGCGTTTCTGTCGGGGTTCGGGTTTAAACGATAGAATGATGACACCCGAAATGGCTCTTCAGGTTTTGACCCTTGCGACTGCAAACCTTCAGGCGACCCGCCAGCAGCATCAGGAGATCGCCTCAGCACTCCAGGTCGTGCAGGGATTGATCCAAACGAGCAAGGCACCGCTTGCTGAAGCGAAGAAGCCCGCCGAAGCGAAGTAGTTGAACAAGGTCGGGGATCGCCCTACACTAGTTGTAGAGGTGAACCTATGCGACTTTTGACACTGCTGCTCCTTGCCTCGTTTATTCCAGGGTGCTCATCGGCTCGTCTGAAGAAGTGCGGCGATAAAGCCTTAGAAGATCCCGCGCTCCAGGTCTGCGCCTCTCCTGTCGATCCGTCTAAGAAGGCGTTTCGGATGTGTGAGAAACCTGTGGATCTGTTCCTGTGCGAAGACCCACAATGACCATCAGCGAGAAAACTCCTGTCCAGATCAGCGCGGTGCTCATTCTCGGGAGCATGGCGACTGGGATGGGAGTGTTCCTCATGGAACTTTACTCGGCGCAGAAGGTAAATGCGAACGAGATCCGGGCTCACGATGAGCAGATCACGGAGCTGCGTCGTTCGGTTCAGATCATGCACGACATGAAGACTGACGTGGCTGTGATTCGGGAGAAGGTAGAACGAATCGAGCGCCGCAGGTGACACGCATCGAGTGCGCGAATAAGTACGGCGCAATCGTGGATTGGAAGTGGGCGGACGAGTCGAAGCACTGTGTTTTGGTGAAAGTCCCCGAGCCGTTCTGTAAGACCGTGACGAATTCGATGACGGGACGCCCGTGGCAGACGATCTACTGCAATCGGGATATGGTCAGGCCGCTGTTCCGTGCCCTCTCGCGGGTGCATGAGTCTGGCCGGGCGTTTGAGATCAAGACGTTTGACGGATGCTTCAATATCCGCATGGTACGCGGGGAGAAGACGCTTTGGTCAGCGCATGCGTGGGCACTTGCGTGCGACTTTAATGCGCTGCAGAACCCGCTTGGACGCAAGGGGAAGTGGAGTGATACACTGGTGAAGTGCTTCCAGGCGGAGGGATTCGCCTACGGCGGGAATTTCAGCCGTGAAGATCCAATGCATCTCAGCTACGCGGGGTTTTGAATGGATATGAAACAAGGCGGGATCTATGCCGTGATTCTCTTCATCGAGGCGAGCCTGGGGAAGACCCGGTACGGATCGATCATGGGGCTTGCAATCGCGGGGCTGAAAAGTACCATCAGACTTATTGTCAGAAAATGTCTACGAAAGGACAAAACCAATGCTGATCTCTAAGAGTGTCGAAGTATCCAAGGAAGCGGATGAACTGATGGTTGCAATCGCCGCGATCACGAAGGCGACGAAGATTGCCCTGAAGGACGGCTTCCAAGCCGGTCAGGATATCCCTGCGATCGTCTCTGTTGCGTTTACGCAGCTCCTGGTCGCCATCGACGGGATCGACAAGCTCCCTGAAGAAGCCAAGGCCGAGCTGGGCGCGTTGATGCGTGCTGCCTCCCTGGGCGTTGTGGACGTGGTTGAGGCCGCGCTGAGCTAATGGCAGAAATAAGTACTTGGGAGGCCATCAAGGCGTTCATCGTCTCGCTTCCCAAGCTCATCGATGCGTTCGCCAGGATCGGGAAGGTTCTGGCGGACAAACAATTCCAAGATTGGGTCACGGAGCTAAACAGTGTCGCCACACAGACCGAGAATGCCAAGACCCCTGAAGAGCGGATTGCTGCTGCTCGTGCTTGGGATCGGATTGCAAAGCGGATGTAAGACCGGGCCGGTCATCACGCATTACATTGCCGACTCGGAAGCACTCTGGGGTGGGTATGTAAATGAGGGACGGCGGGAGTGGTCGGCATCGAACCTCGCGCACTGCGTGACGGCTCAGGCGCTTCGACGCGCCTACCGGACGTGCAAGGAAGGTGCTGGGTTCGGGGACGTGAACCGCTGTATCTACTACGTTGATACGGACGGGCTTGCCTGTTCGGACGGGCGGATTCGCTCGCGTGCGGAGGTTACGAACTGGACGTGTTTTACGGGCCAGGACGCGGACGAACTCCTTCGGTACTGTAACAGGAAACAACGGGACCAGTAGCTCAGTTGGTTAGAGCGTCACCGCTCGGCAGTGCGGTGAAGGGCGCGTGTTCGACTCACGCCTGGTTCACTATTACGACCTATTACGACCTATTACGACCTATTACGACCTATTACGACCTATTGCGACCTATTGCGACCAGAGCACCGCACCGATCGGGACGCCTAGCGCGACGTAGAGCAGCGGCGACCTCCACCACAGGTCCGCTCCCTTGCCCAAATACCGATACCCGATATCCGCGCCCAGGACGGGCACCAGGGCCGCGCACGCATACGCCCAGCCGGATACCCCTATCTGGATCGAGGGCGACCACCAATGCCCCAGCAGAACGCCCATAGCTGCAGGTAGGACGGTCCACTCCCGAGAGAGCGACCGGAGCACCTTCGACTCCGTGGGCTGCCCCAGGTAGGGCGCTGCCACGTCGTAGGCGATGAGCAGGACGGCGATGAAGATCAGGAACGCGAGAGTCACTGGAACACCCCCGCGATGAGTCCCACGGCGAGCGAGACGCCCGACAGGAACACGAGGTGTAGCCAGTAGTCATGCGCGAAGTCCCGCCACGTTCGAGGGGTGAGGCTCCAAGTCCGTTTCTCGCTGTCTCGGTATTCAGGGTCCATAGCTTGCAGAATATTATAGGCGGGCCGAGAACTCCAACACGCGGAGCACCGCATCAGGACGGGATCTCGGGAGACGCCTTCGTGGGCGGGACATCTCACGAGTACCACCATTTCCAGTACCGCACGTCGATGTCCTTACAGAGCTCGGGCCAGAGTTTCTCGACGATGCGATTTCCTGTGTACGGAATTGTGGTCGCCCAGGAGCCTGCGTGCCCGAAGCCTAGCTGGTGCGTCGATTCGTGGAACAGGTTTGAGCAGATGCTCATAGGGCCGCCGAAGAATTTCCGGTTCACCCAGATCGTCACGGCGTTGAAGAACGTATAGCCCACCACGCGGGACCAGGAGCGCTGATACAGGATCACCTCAACGTCGAGCACGCCGACCTTATCCAGCGGGGAGAGCGCGTCGGCGCAGAGGATCTTGTCGAGCACCTGGCGGTTTGTGAGCCCTTCAGTCTCAGTCAGCTTCGCCTTCATCCACTCCTCTTCAAACAGAGGGGAGGCGAGAATTCGGTTCATGCCCTCCAGGGCGAAGCGTATGCGCTCAGCATCCCACTCATGCATCTGATCTAGGTTCGTCACTTCCATGCGTACCATCGGGGATCTCCTTCTTTCGGTGTTCTAGTTCTTCAATCAACCTCTGCTTCAGATACTCGGACGGCTCTAAGCCGCGCACCTGGACGCGGGCTTGGGTGCGGTCAATCTGTACTACCCGTAAAAGCAGATGGGACTTGCAGTTCTCGCATGGGATTCGGAGCACTCGGCTCTCGCGGAGGCCGGGGCGTTTCGACACGAAGTCGGTGCTTAGTCCGCATCCGGGGCATCTTGCTTTCAGTCCGACCTTCATAGAAATTCCTTTCAACGGGGGGGCACACGAACTGCTCTCGCTTCTCGATGATCGCGTACCGCCTGAGATCGCCCTCACGGTAAACAAGGATCGCGAGAAGTCCAAGGACGAAGACGACCCCCGCCCAGACGAGCCGGTCAAGCCTTACATGAACCTCAGTCACTCTTGCGCCCCGGGTTAAGCGGGAGCCGGAACTTGCGCCGTTTCTCGACGAGCGTCGTGCGGTTCAGCTTCAGTCGCTCGGCGGCACGCTTACAATTATTCCCGTCGAGCTCTAGGGCGATCTCGATGAGCCGCTTCTCAACGCGGTCGAGCGTCCGGTCAAGCCCGATCTGCTCGACGAGCGTGGTCATGTTGGCAACGATGCGCTCTACTTCGTCTCTGACGTTCATGGGGATCTCCTGTCATGTTTCTGTCTGGCCCGCAAGGGGCGGGCTCGGCGCTCACGCCTGGTACAGTGATCGAAGGGCCATAACTCTTCATTGATCCAACCGCGCAGCGTGCGGAGCGCGATACCTAGCTCCTTCGCGGTATGGGTATAGTTCCCGTTGTTCGCGTAGAATCTGTCTAGGACGTGGGCCTTCACTACGGATTGGAGACTTTGACTCACGACCACGACCCCGACCGCGACCACGACCCCGACCCCGACCACGACCCCGACCACGACCGCGACCACGACCACGACC